CGCCCTTTGCCATCTTTTTCATTTCGGATTCCTCATGTTTAACAAGTGATTTGGGGGCACCGGCCTTCTTGAGAAAACCGATTTCTTTTTTAACGGTTGCTTTGGATTCTTTCACTTCGCCTCCTGCGTTGAAGAGTTTGCTTGCGCCTCGGTGGACCTTTGGCTGATTTACTTTTTGAAGGTCGGCCCGAGAGCCAAACTTCTTTCCTTTGTCTGCCTGCATAAACTCTTCACCGACAGACTGCGGGATTCCCAACTTCTTGGCTTTAGCCGGATCGTTTGCGACCATGGCCATTAAGTTGTGTTGTTTCTGGCTAGTTGATGGCACTTCTTGACTCCTTGATGTATGCGTCAAGTTTGTCGTTCAACTTGTCGAACCGAACATCTATGTGAGACACAATCTTGTCGATTTCCGCTTGCGTCACATTGTCCCGAGCAATTTCTTCCCGAGTCCTGTTGAGCAAAATCTGCACTCTTTGCATCTCGTCCCACATCGTCTTCGCAAGCCAGATCAACAGGCCAGTGAAGAGAGACAAGATCGTGTTCCATAGCATCATTTCCATTTCAACAATTCCATGCACGCAAAGATTTGTTAATCCGGGAGTTCGGGTCCTTCTTGGCCTTCTCGCCAGTCAGCTTTGACTTCATCCCTTCCATACGGGCGCAGAAGGACGCACGGCGCCCTTTGTCCTTTTCGGTCTTGGGGTTCGGTGCGGGAGGTTTGAGGTTCATGCCCTGCTTCTTTGCAGAGGCGCGCCCTTTGGCGTTCAAGCCGCCTTTGGGATTCTTCCCTTCCGCTCGTTGCCATGCTGGGGACTTAGCCATAGAACACCGTCACTTTTGCCGAAGTGGGGAGCGTCACATGAACATCCGTCTCAAACAAAATCCCTTCGCCGGGAATTAAATTTGCAAACGGGTTGTTCGTGTTGTTGGGGATATTAAATTGCAAGCGGATAGTGCCGGAAGCCCCACCATCTCGAAAAATAATATCCCCAGCAGTGCCACCTGACAAGCATTGATAGCCTTTGACCCGAACACGTCCAGAAACCACCGTACCGGTGGCTTCAACGTGAGAGGCCTTAACGTCGGTTTGCATCATGGAGGTTTACTCCTTAGACGTTCTGTTGGCCGGTCAGGGGATCAACCACGAAGTAAGTGATGTAGCCGCCAACAGTGCCTGCGCCCGAAGTGTTATCGGTCACAGTCACGTACGACATTTCAGTCAAAGCAGCGCCAGTCACAACAGAGCCAACGCTGGTAGTGCCTACAGAAGCAGACAAACCAGAAGCGATGAAGTTGTTGTCGGCAGTACCAGAGGTGTAGCCAGTAGCGCCCAGATCGAACGTACCGGTGCCACCATCATTGATGCTCACGGATAGGACAACAGCGCCAGCGGGGAGGATGAGAGCGGGGCCACCGTTAGAGACGGTAACGTTTGTACCTGCGGTAGCAGGGGAAGCATCAGCAATATAAAACTGAGCGGCCATGACGCCAGAGCCACAGTAAGCGGTGCGAGTTTGATCGCCGCCGCCCGAGCGCCAAATGCTTTGGGTGGTAGAAACTGCCATTTGAATTGTCCTTCGTACAAAGATCAGCCCATCAATTGTGTACGCATCTGCCGGATCAGTTTGATGGACCGGGAACTCCGGTTTTGGTCACTATACAGGATTTTTTGGGGGTGTCAAGCGTATTTGAATGTCCACCCTTTGTAAGGGCCCCGAGTCAGTGGCTTCTCGGATTTAACGGCACGGTTCACGGTCGGAGGTGTCAGCCCCAACGCTTCCCGCACAGCCAAAATACTGGGGTAAATTGTGACGCTACCGCTTGCGTCACACACTTCCACCGCCTTGCTTACCTTTGCCCCGTGGTCGGGCCGTTTCTTGCCGTACCAAAAGTTACCTTCGCCGGTCAGAGTGGCGGAGATTTTGGCTCGAACTTCGGCGGATTTGGGCTTGCCGATTAAATGTTGGGTCTTGCGGCGAATCGTATCTGGGTCTTGGGCGCGACCGGTAGAAGCTGCTGTAATAGCGGCGATGGCCTCTGGAGTGTGCTTGTACCCCCAAGTCGGACTTTTTTCCCCGCTCCAACCTAGAGTCGGAGCAGTCGCATCCACGCCAATGTTGTAGCAATACTCTTTACCAACATGCTCCTTGAGCCACACGTTTTCAGCAGCGAGTAAGTCAGCATTCTCGGATAGGTCTTCGACCACAACAAACACAAACGCCTTCTCGCCATATTTTTGCCACGCCGCTTGGAGCTTGCCGTTACTGTGCTTGCCGTTACGCAACTCTGAAAAATGTCGAGCTTTACGCCGCTTGAGATTGACAGCGCTTCCCACGTAAAACTTGTTGTTGACGACGTTGATGATTTTGTAAATGCCTCTGGCCATGGTTTTCTCCTTTATGGCCAGTGTACCATGAACTGAATGAATAACACAAGCCCCAAAGAAAAGGGGGCCGAAGCCCCCTGTTTCTGATACGTTTAGTATCAAGAAGAGCCCGAAGAGCCCCACATGCCAAGTGGATCGCTCCAGCCGAAGCTGTAGCGCTCACGAGCCTTATAGCGAACGTTCCCTGTATCGAAGTCACCATCCATGGAATTCTGAAGCGGTGTGCGCACAAAGTGCTTCATACCGTTCGGAACGTCAGTGGTCAGGAACCAAGCGTTGGGGTCGGTCAAGAAGTGGTTAACTGTGTAACCTTCCGGAACCGCGCCCATGTTCTTGATAGCGTTGATGTCGTTGTCATTGGTACCGACACGGAGTTCGGTCTCAAGCAGACGGTCAGCAACGAACATGAGGGCCGGGGGCACAATCATCTTCTTGGGACGAGCCGCAATCAGCAGGCCACGTTCGTCTGTCCAAGCAGCGATCTGAATAACGGCGGCTTCCAAAGAAGTCTCGTTCAGGTCAACTTGCACAGCGGGTGTGTTGCTGTTGGTGCCACCAGAAACCAAGGGATGCGCTGTGCTGAACAGAGCTTGACCGTCGCCACCGGGGTAGCTAGAGGAGAAGCCGTTGTTCAAAACGGTAGCAGCCTTGACTTGCTTGGTGTAAGCCATAGCACGAGCCAGAGCCTTGGTGTAGCGAGCAGACAAGCTGTCGTACAAGTTATCTTCGATCGCCTCTTCAGTGATCGAGAAACCCAAAGCGATGGTTTCGTGCGTATAGCGGGTAGACCATGCTTCCTGAGCGTTGTCGTACGCGATGGCAGAACCTTCGTTCTTCACCGGTGCGGCAGAGAAGCCAGAGAGCTTGGTTTCTTCTTCAAACGAACGCTCAGAAGTCTCGGTTTCGTAGATTTCTTTGTGCTCTTCGCCGTAGCGAGCATACTCAAGACCGAACAGTGCGTTAAGCCCCGGGAGCAGCTCTTTCAGTAGTTGTGCGCGTGAAATGGCCATGTTAGCTCCCTATCACAGTCCGACTGGGTTGTTGTAAGCATGGCCGCCGGTTACTACGCCAGAGTTCACATAAGGTGCATTGAACTTGACAATAATTTCCGGGTAATAGACCGTGCTGCTAGAAGTGAATGCTGTGTCAGGCACAACGTCCACGATTCGCAAAGGCAAGCTGGAAGTCGTTGCCGCTCCAGTAATCAATGCCGCATAACGCGAATCCTTGGTCGTGGTGTTCAGCGTGTTTGCAACCATCTCTACGTTCAGACCGATGTCGGTGTACTGGAACCCAGAAGATGTCGAAACAACCGTGGTGCCACTAACGCCGCAAATCTGGAACAACTGATCTGGGTCTTCGCATACATAAGCAACGATATACGTGTTGCTTGCTACGGAAGTACCAGAAATCCATGCTTGCGAGAAGGTAGGCTGGCCAGTCACAGACGAAACAAACGTACATCCCATAAACACACCGGCAAAACCAGTGGTCGGGGCGGCGTTGGTTTCCGTGCAAACCACAACACAACCATTGCTATCAAACTTAACAGGGTCACCAAAACCAATGCTCGATGCGCTGGAGTTTACGATCCGGCGCTGACGAGTGGCTCCGGCAAACACCTGACCGCCGATCAAATTGACCGGGCGCAGACCATAAGGGCCTGAAATCGTCGGGTAAGCCATTGCTTTACTCCAATTAAAGGTTATCTCTTACCGAATTTGACCTCAGAGCGTCTGTCATTAAACAGTGGCATCCGTGGGTCATTTTCGCGCATGAAATTGCTGTCCACACTCTTCATCCTGTCGTTGGCTTGTTTCAGGTAATGCGTATTACGCTGATCCACCATCTCCACGGGAGCGCGGCACAACATTAATCCACCAATCTCAATATTGCCGGTTTGAGCGCCGGTTGCGAGCAGGGCTCGGGTTACTTCGGGATAGTCTTCCCACTTGCATGGTTCAAATCCATCCTGGTGACGGCTAGCTACATTTCTTGCGTCGGACTGACCCAGTGTTGCGGTACGTACCCAACGATGTCTCCAACCATCTCGCGGGAGAGGATCGGGCAATGAGCTGGGCGGCTTCCATTGCTTCGGACGTTCCGTGGTTTCACGGGTCTGTGCTTCTCTGGATTCGCGGCTCATAACTTTCCTTCCATGCGTAGTTTTGCCAATTCCATGGCGTATTTTTCAAGCGGAACTCCAAGCCTCTTAGCTGTATTAGCTTCTGAGGTTGTCAGCTTCAGTTTTTTAGGTGGCGAGCTGCGCGTTGCCGGGGCGACCACCGAAGCAGGAGGCTTTGCTTTTTCCCCTGGCGGCTCCCGATCGCCAAAGTACTCAGGGAATTTCTCCCTTACGCGAGAATTGATTTTCTCGTAATACTCATCTGTCAGAGCATAGTGTTCACCATGTTCCCGGGTAAGCTTTTTATGCAGGCCCATGGCAAAAAACGTCATCTCATCATCAACCCCGGGCTCGCCTGACTGTCCAAACCACTTATTATTGGCCTTCCAGGTTTCTGCTTTACGGTCTTGATAAGTATTCTGCTGAACATTATAAGCAGGGTTTTGCTCCTGTGGCAACTTTTCCTCGGGAGCTGGCGCTTGGGGCTTGAAGTTTTTAACCTTGTCAGCCTTTAACATCGCCGCATTTAATGCTTTCTGTGCCGCCAATATCCGATCAGACTCTTGGCTTTCCAGTGCCTCTTTAAATAACCGCTCTGCTTCCGTTACTTCCTTTTCCGTGGCTACCTGCATCGTTTTAATTAACGTGCTTTCACCCGTAGTCAGCTTTTCTTTCAGCTTGGCATTCTCATCAGCAATCTGTTTTGCATACGCGATCGCTGCCTCACGCTCACGAAAAGCCTCTTCCTTGGCCCTGCGCTCATCGTGATAACCGTGCTTTAAATGCTGAATGCGTTTCTTTACATTATCTGAGTACTGCTTAATCTCATCATCAGGTATCTCAGATGGATCACCCTTTAATGGCGTTGCATTTCTATCCGCCTCGGGGCGATCGTCCACAATCTCGATCTCTGTCTCACCCTCGACTTCTACTTCAATTTTCTCTTCACTCATAAATACTCCTTATGCGCGGCTATAACCACGAGGATCTTGAACAACACCTTCGATCGTGTCGTCATTGATCAGTCGAAACTCACGACCATGGATCTTGAATCGCGTACCTGAATAAGCACGCACCAATACAAAATCACCTTCCTTGCACCATGGGCCCGTTGGAAACTTAGCTGCATCTTTGTAGCAATCCGGTCCCATCTTTAATACGAATAAAACGACGGTGCTGAACTCTTCAATTTTTGCAAGCGAATCAGGCTTGAATAAACCATTGGCGAATTTATCCTCCACCTCTGGTAAGGCGCATAACATCCTATAACCCGTGGGCTCTGGGAGTTGCGTAGCTTCCTGCTGAGTGTCCTCAGTAATATCAGTCATCGTATTCCTTCATTCGATTGGCAAGGTCTTCGTTAATGCGCCTTGCGACCAAAAGACCTTGAATCTGGCCGCAGACGAATTTGTACTCCTCAAAACTCTTCATGCTCCCTTGCGAGAGTTGTCCTTCTAAATACTTAATCTGCTTATCAATCTCTAGCTCTACAGCTTCGGCGTAATTCATTTACCCATCCTTGCGAGCGATTGATCACGCTGAATATCTGCCGCCTTATCAATCATCTTGGCCGCAATATTCTGCTCAGCAATCTGATTCATGCTCTGAATGCGAGCCTCTTCAAGCCTTACTTTGTCCTGCTGCGCCTGTGCTTTCAACATAATGTCGGCCTGGTCCTTCTGGGCCTCGCGCTGCTCCTTCTGTTGCTTAAGCGCCAACTCTGCCTGCTGCATCTGAATCAATGGATCCTGTGCTTGCTGCTGAGCCTGCTGTTGTTGAGCCTCTGCCATATGCTGTTGTAGCAACTGCTGAGCACCACGTGCTGCCAACCTTGAGATTTCCACCTCAAAGTCTTCGGGCAATGGCTGATCCGGCGGGGGCAATGGCACACCAAGCTGCTGTTCAATCTGCTTGCGGTACAAGAAAGCCATATGCTCATTCACATGGGCCATGGCCGCAGCCATCATCACGCCGCCCTGGGGATTCTGCTGCACCTGCTGCCTCAACATCGGATCTTGTATAGCTGCCATATGTACAGCTAAGTGAGCCTCATGGTCCTGATAGATAAACGCCTTCACGGGCTGCATGGTCAGTATGGCCATGTTCTCCGACACCGGATCACGAGGTTGCTCTGCCTTGGCTGCTGGAATCAGCTT